CGCGCATCCGCTTCAACGACTGGGCGTGGGAAGCCCTTGGCGCTTCCCTCGTCGGCGAGACGAAAACGATGCAGGACGGGATCATTGCGCTCATGCGCCTGATCGAAGATGCTGCCGCTGCGCGCCTCCAACCTGCCATGCTGTTCGACGAGAATCTCGTCACCCGCAACTTCGCCAAAGAGTTCAACCCACGCATGGCGGGATCTGTTGCCTCCGCTGATCTCCAACGCGGCAAACCGATCGAGTTTCCTGTTCCTTCTGATTACTACAACGTTCCTGAGTGGATCACCCGCTGGATCGAATCGCAGGAAGGCCGCATCGACTACATCACCGGCGTCAAGGATATGATCGCCATCGCGAAGGCGCAGCAGATTCCCTCAGCGGACACGCTCGAAAAGCTGATGGAGATGGCGGGGCCGATCGTGCAAGATCTCGTTCGCCAGGTGGAAGAACCACTCCAACAGCTCGGCGACTGGCGCAAGTCGTATTACTTCCAGTTCTACACCCGCGAGCGGATGATCACCGTCGCGGGTCCCGAGGGCGTCGATCTCGACAAGGTCTACGCGCCGGAGCAACTCATCCCGCTCAAGCTGGTGAAGTCGGCTGATGGCATGCTGATCCCGTCCGAGACACGCGCCGCACAATCCTCGCGCCTCGGCCTAGCGACCGAATCATCCGAACAGCGTCGTGCGCGCACGATGGGCTATTTAACAGACTATCGGTATCATGTGACCGAATCAGGGATTAACGAGATCCATCGCATGTCGACGAAGTTGTTCTACATCCAGTTAATGAAAGAGGGCTTCCCAATTTCCTGGTGGACGTTCGCGCGTATCGCGCAGATCCCAAATTTTGGCCCACCGCCAAAGGATACGAATAACGAGATGGAGCGGTGGGTCGCGCAGAAAGAGATCGAAGTTGACATGCAGGTCAACCTGGCCGTGCGTCAGCAACAGGCGATCGCGTCGCTCGGTGGCGGGATGCCGACCGATCCTACCAGCGTGGCAGGTCCAGAGGGAAATGGCGGTGGTGCGGGGCGGCCGAATAGCTATAAGCGCCCGCCGAAGTTGCAGAGTAAGGATCAAGGAACACGATCAACGATCTCAACGTCATGACTATCCGTGATCAGATCAACTCTGCGCGTGCGCAGGAACTCCTCACCGTCAATCAACTGGCGCTGCTCGCCCAGTACGATCCGCAGACCATCTACCGGAAGGCGAAAAAGGGTGAGATCCCCGGTATCGTCCACTTTGGCCGTGGGATTCGCTTCCTGCGGACAGCTGTGCTGACGTGGAGTCAATCCGCACGTGCCGAGCGCCCCTCCGCTGAATAGATCCTTTTAGGCAGCTTTATACATCCTTCGCCTGTTGCTACCGGGATCTCTGTACGTCTGCGTATCCTCACTGACCATATGGCAACCAAAGCAGGCAAGTCGGCCAAGGCCGGTGCAGGTCCAGGCGTCAGTACCCTGGGCCAAGTGAAGTCGACACAGACGCCGGTCTTCGGCGCGCGGGTGGCGAAGCGATCTGGCGGCAAGCGCTCGCGCGGCCGGCGCTAGACGCTGTAGGCGTCTTTTCACCTTATGCCACTCGGCGCTCCCGTCGCAGACGGCACGTCTCCGACCTCCGCGATGTCCGCGGTGTTGTCTGGAAGCATGCCCGCCGCGCCTGGCCAGGCGGCGCAAGCGATCAACGCGCAGCTCCAGCAGCTCGCCGGCCAAGTCCGCGACATCGGCGATCAGATCAAGCAGCTCGTCGCGGCCAATCCGCCGCTCGCGCAAGACGGCCAGCAGATCATGGATCTCCTCAAAGGCATGATCATCAAGGCCGCGGAGCACTCGCAGATGCAGACGATGTCCGGTGCAGGTGTCCCGGGTGCTGGCGGCGGTGCCTAAGTTTGTCAACCATGTCCTCGACGTCTTCAACCCACGTGATTCGCCCCTGGAACTTGACCTGCGGTCGGCAGTACCCACTGTCGTCTGTTGATCAAGAAGGGCGGTTCGCATTCTCGATCTGGACCCTCGCGCGATCACGCGAGGAAGGATCGTAGGAGCATAGAATCATGGCCCTCGACATTCCCAAGTGGCTGAAAGAGGACATGGGGTTCTCTGAGCAAGAGATCGTCGACAACAAGCTCGTCGCGCTGTACACGCCGCGTGCGGAGAAGATCGAGAGGGGCTATTTGGCTCAGTCCGACTACTCACGCAAGATGGATAAGTTGAACGCTGACGTGAAGACGCAATTGGATGATCTCGCCGCAGCGCAGTCGCGCTTGGACGTTGAGATCGTTGAGTGGGCGGGCGTGCAGGCACGAGGCAAAACGGTTACCGAGAAGATGCAGGCCGATTTCGATGCTGCGCAGGCCGACGTCCTGCGCCTACAACAGACTGTGCGCAAGGTCGCCACCGACGCCGGGCTCGATCCCGAGAAGGTGCTGGCTGGCGTCGAGGTCAAGGCGCCGGTGAAGGTCGATCTGCCTTCGCCTATCGACACCTCGAAATTCGTCAGCGTCGAGCAGTACCAGGCGCTCGCGAATATGGCGCTGACGTTGCCAGCGGAGTTAGCAGCCCTCGCGCATGAGCATCATGAACTGACGGGCGAATGGCTCGACCCGCGCGTCGTCATCGACGAGGTCAAGTCGCGTGCCAGCGTCAAAGGGAACACCAAATCGCTTGAAGCGCGTGCGATCTGGGAAGAGAAATACGGTATCCCTGACAAGCGTACTGCCAAGTCCAAAAAGGATCACGACGAGGAGATCGCCGCCGCCGAGAAGCGCGGCGCCGAGCGTGCGCTGACCGAGCAGGCGCTGCCGGGTGGTCCTGCCCAGGGCAAGCACGCGCCGATCTTCGCGAAGGCTGGTGGTCGCGAGTCCGTGCTCAAGCGCCCGCAGCCAGGGGAAGGATTGCAGAGCGCCGTCGCGGCCCTGCGATCAGGGAAGTATCGAGGCGACCAGAAAACCGCCTAGCACAATGATCGTGCATGTGCGCGATTAGGACGGCTAGGCTTTGCAACGATGAGGCGTGAGATATGGATCCCAGTGTTGCCGAGCTGAATTCCGTCACACTATTTGAAATTTTTCCTCGAACCATCGAGGACAACTTCTTCCTTGCCAGCCCCTTGCTCGCCTACTGGCGCGACCACTGCCTGGTCCCGTTCACAGGCGGTACCTTCATGCAGGCGCCGATTCGCTACGCACCCATGATCGGTGGCTTCTACGCGCCTGGGTCGGGCTTCAACATCGCCAAGCGCCAGACGATCACCTCCATTCAGTTCGACACGCGCTATTGCTACGTGTCGATTCCTGAATACAAGGAGCAGATCCAGGTCGAGAACAAAGGCGAGTTGGCTGTTGCGCAGTTGCTCGACGCCGACATGCAGAACGGCGTCGATACGATCAACGCGATCATTGCGGTCAATTCCAATCTCAACGGCCAGACTGCCGGCCGCACCATCGCCATCAACGGCTGGCCCGAGGCGATCAACGATGGGCTGAATCCCAGCTACGACGGCAACGTCTATACGTCCTATGGACAGCAGGCGCGCAACGGCGCGATTGGCGCAGCTCTCAACTCGACGCCGATCTGGTGCGGCGACGCCGCCGGCAACACGGGTGTCGCCAGCTACAACACCTACGAGGAAGCCTACCAAAACGGCTGCATCGGCAAGAAGGAGCCGAATCTCGGTGTGGGCAACAAGGCGGCAATTGCCTTCATCAAGGAGAAGATCCAGACCCAGCAACGCTTCCAACAGGAGAAGGATCCGGTCTGGGGCGTCACGGGCTTCCGCTTCAACAACGCGATGATCCTGAAGGATGACTACTTCCCGTCATTGAAGTATGGACGCACCGATCCCGTCCTCGGATCCTGGCTGACTGGCTCGTTCGTCGTCCCGGCGACCGTCACCGCCGCGTCAGGGCTCCCTGCGGCAGGTATCACTGCCACCGTCGGCGAAGTCTTCTGCTTCTTCAACACGTTCGATTGGCTGTTCCGCGTCACGGACAACGAAGAGTTCGGCTTCGGCTTCTCGGGCTTCGTGCCCGCGCAGGACAACACGCGTGTGGTCGGGCAGATCAAGGCGATGGTCAACGAGGAGTGTTTGTCGTCGAGGACACAGGTCCAGATGTACGGCATAGGAGGTTGAGTTTCACGCAGGCATCACGTCCTGCTCCGTGGCCCTAAGAAGCTATTTGCGCTGGCGTAGACCCAGCGAGGAGAATCGATCATGAGTACTGCGTGGGAATCCCCCATCATCCGTATCTCGTCTGGCCTGCTCAACACGGTCAACGATGCGGCCATCGCCAACCAAGTTGGCATTGGGAGTCTCTCGAAATTCGCCGGCCAACTCGGCAAGCACGTCTGGTTCGGTCCCGAGAACATCGGGCAGCTGTTCAGCGCGACTGTCGGTACGCTCTACGCGGGGCGGTTCCGCTACGTCCGCCTGCGCTCAACGGACGACGCGTCACCAGCACTCGGCGTGGGCAAGATCATCTTCTGGGATACGACTGTCTCCTCCTGGCAGACGGCCTTCCAAGTCACACGCGACGAGAACCTGTCGTCTGCCGACAATGCGGTCATGATCGCCGGGATCTACATCGGCTCACCGACGACCAACGGCAACTACGGGTTCATCCAGGATCTCGGGATGGTGAACGTTCGTTTCCGCTCGGTGCTGACAGCGGCTGGCGCGATCGGCTCGCGTGTCTATGCGGCCGGTGCTGGTGACCTCGGTGCCGATCAAGGGACGGCTGACGTCCTGACGACCGATTCGACCTCGCTTGCGCACGTGCGGTTCCTCGGTCGTGCAGTGACGGCACCAGCCGGTGGCGGATTGTCCGCCGTCTTGCTCGACTTCACCAACGCGCTTGGCATTCAGTAAGTCACCTGTACAGGAGGGCTGATACATGGCACGTCCACTGGCAGGCTACCCCGCCGCATGGGGCAATCGACGCGCGAGCGTCTTTCCGGTGACAGGTCCGGCGTCGTACTCGGCGTATACGGCGCCATCAACTGGTGGCCAGGACGTCAACGTCTTGCCACAGGCAGGACTCAAAACGGCCGATTTTGCACTCGGCGCTGTCTCAACGGATGGCGTTCATCGCGCCGAGGTCGTGCAGATCGAGGCGTCCACTGTTGGGGGCGTCTCGTTGTCCCGCACGCGTCTCGTGCTCAAGTGGTATGTCGTGAGTACGGGCGCGGAGGTCGCGGGCGGCGTCGATCTCTCGACCAAGACGGTCAATGTGCTCGTCATCGGCGAGTAGATCGAGCGCTGACGTGCATGGAGATGTCGACGGTCCCGTGTCTCTACACGGGCAGCACGATTGTCTGCCTCGGGAGTGGGCCAAGTCTCACGCCCGAGGACGTCGCCGACTGTCGACGGTTTAATACCTATATTATCGCCGTCAACGACGCCTATCACCTCGCGCCGTGGGCGCCAGTCATCTATAGCTCTGACGCGACGTGGTGGCGTCGGCATGCTGATCTTGCGTCCTCCTCGGCGGTCAAGTACACGATCGACGACGAAGCACGGGATCTCCTGTGGGTCAAGCGGCTCGCGCGCTCTGGCCAATCCGGTCTTGAACTCGACCCGCGCGGGCTGCGCTCAGGCGGCCATTCCGGCTACGCGGCGATCAACCTTGCAGCTCACCTTGGCGCAGCAACGATCGTGCTCCTGGGCTATGATATGCAGCCAGGTCGGCAGGGACACCACTTCTTTGGCGACCATCCTGATGGGAGTCACGTCCCATACGAGACATGGATCGACGTCTACACGACGTTGTTGTCACCATTAGCCGAGCAGAGGATCACGATTTGGAATGCGTCTCGCGAGACGGCGATCACGGCGATTCCACGCCGTCCCTTGCACGCCGCCCTGTGTGCGAGTTGCCCGTAAGCTACGCCGTCCAAACAGAGAAAACCTCGCCTCTGTTCGCACGTGCGTTCGCGCTGGGGTGTAGAGGTCATGCAACGGCATCCGGCGATCTCCACCCTGGGCCAGTGGCGCTGTTCGGCTCACCAGCGCGCTGGGCGATGTTGCAACAGGCAATTGCTGAGGGGCGCACCTGGTACTATGGCGACCACGGCATCTTCCGCCGCTTCCGCTATTACCGGATTACCAAGAACGCCTATCAACATGATGGGCGTGGGATGTGCTCGCCTGATCGCTTCCGGGATCTCCATGTGGACCTCACGCCTGCGTGGAATACGGGTGGAGGCGCCATTGTCGTCTGTCCGAACTCGTCGGTTTATATGAACTATTTTGGGATTGACGCGAAGTTGTGGGTGCTCGGCGTCGTGCAACGGCTTGGCGAGATGAGTGATCGGCCCATCGTCGTCCGCTGGAAGACCAACGTGCAGCATCGGCCGTTGTACGTAGATCTCCACAGTGCGTGGATGGTAGTCGTCTTCAGCTCAGCCTCCGCGATAGAGGCGCTCGCCGCAGGCGTCCCTGTCTGCACACTCGCGCCGTGGGCGTCGACGGCGCGAATGGGGATTCAGGATCTCGCCGACGTCGAGCGGCCGATCTATCCTGATCTATCTGAGCGGGATCAGTTCCTATTCAACCTTGCGCACCAACAATGGACGCTGCCGGAGATCGAATCAGGGACGGCATGGAGGGCGCTTGAACGTCCCTAGCCCACAGATCTTCATTGGCTGGGATCCCCACGAGTCGATGGCGTATGAGGTTGCTGTCGCGTCGCTGCGCCGGACGTCACCAGCACACATCTGCATCCCACTCGATCTGACTGATCTGCGGCGTCAGGGTCTCTATACTCGTCCGACGCAGGTCGTCGACGGGCATCTGTTCGACGTCTACTCGCAGGCGCCGATGTCGACCGAGCACGCGATTAGCCGGTTCTTCCTCCCGTTCCTCTGCCAGCATGAAGGCTGGGCGTTGTTCGTCGATGGCGACGTCCTCTTTCGTGCTGACGTGCGAGATCTGTTCGCGCTCGCCGAGGATCGGTATGCCGTCATGTGCGTGCAGCATCTGCCGCTGCACAATGAAGGCGTAAAGAAAGATGGCGTACCCCAACTCGCCTACCCACGCAAGAACTGGTCATCGGTCATGTTATTCAACTGCGCGCATCCTGCGCACACGCAGTTGACGCTTAACACTCTCAATACGTGGCCGGGGCGGGATCTGCACGCGTTTCGGTGGCTGGATGATGACGTGATTGGCGCGTTGCCAGCACGATGGAACTACCTCGTCGGTGTCACTCCGCGGATCCCCGACGCCGCCATCGTCCACTTCACCCTCGGGACACCGAACCTGCCTGATCATGCACGTGATTCCTTCGCTGACGAGTGGTACGCGATGGCCCGTCAGGCAGGTTGTAGTGCAGACGTTGATCGCAAGGTAGGTGTGTGATCGGGTACGGAGATGAACTCCTCGCGGCCGGTCAGGCACAGCGTCTCTACGAGACTGAGCATGCACCTGTCCTCATTGTTGGTCTTGATGGACGCCCGCGATGGCATGAGATCTGGGACGGCAATCCTGCAATCCTGCACCCTGATCGAATCGAGCTGGGGCAGTTGCACCTCGTCGTCCAGAGTGGTCCGAATTGCCGTCCCTACATCGTCTATCCCTTCAGCGAAGACACGGGCTGGACGTTCAACCAGACCTTCCGTGCGCGGGATCATCTCGCGAAGATCTACCTCACCATAGTCGAACGCCATCTTGGCGAATTGCTTCGCATGCGTGGTGGCCCCTACGTCCTGATCGAGCCGTTCACCAAACACAATAACCTCCGCTGGCCGCTCGACCGCTGGCAACAACTCGTGTGGGACTGTCCAGATGTCGCCTTCATCCAGCACACGCATGCTCACTCGCCGCACCTGCGCAACGTGACCTGCATCCAGGCGACCTTCCGTGAAGCCTGTGGGCTAGCGGCGGCCTCCTCGTGTTACATTCGCAGCGAATCTGGGATGTGTCATGCTGCCGCCGCGCTCGGCGTCCCGCAAGTGACTATTTGGGGCGATTGTCTCGACTGGGAGGTGCTTGGCGGCTATCCCAAGCAGACCGGCATGGTCGCGCAGCCACACTCGCCTTGCGGACGGTGGCATCCCTGCGATCATTGCGCGCGAGCCCTCTCGGCGATTACAGTAGATGCCGTCGTGACCGCGTTGCGTCGGCAACTCTATTTCGCTGAGACAGCCTGATGGCCCTTCTCGATCTCATCGGCGAACTCGTTGGGACTGTGCCAGGATTATCTCCACTCCTCGCCCAGAAGTACATCCAGGGGAGCTGGAACACGATCCGGCGCAAGCGGCTGTGGTCGTTTCTGGAGATCGATGGCGCGGTGGTGTGCCCTGCCGTCGTGTCGACAGGCTCGGTCAACATCACGCAGTACTCGGCGAGTGTCTCGCTCAACGCTGCCGCCTCCGCCGCCTTGGCTGCACAGACCGCCGTCAGCGCGACCCCTGGCCTGACCAACATGCAGATCCGCTTCGGCGTGACGACGCCTGCGGCCGGCCAGATCTACAACATCGTCGCGTTCGACGTGGTTGGCGCACCGGTCGTCCTGACTCTTGACCGTGTTGTGCAAGAAGCGACTAACGCGGCTGCTGGCTACCAGTGCTACCGCTGCTACATCACGCCGCCGATTCCTGATTTCCTCTCCTGGGAGTCGATTGTCGACGTCGCGAATGCCATCCCTGGCCTGAGGCTGAACCAGTCCTCGGCGATGTTTGATCTACGCGACCCGCAACGTCAAAGTTTTGGCCTCGCCTACTTTTGCGGACGCTATGCGGGTGCTTATATTCCAGATCCTGCTACTGGTGCCGTTCGCCCCAACCCCAATGTCGACGCTGGTACACACCTCTACGAACTCTGGCCGCACCCGACCCAGGGCCAGAACTTCTACGTGCGGATGCGGCGGCGCGGGACGGACTTCACCTCCATGATCGATACACAGCCTGAGGAGATCCCGGATGATCTCATCGTGGATTACGCACTATTCCATGACGTCTATCCATTCATCGGCGCGAACGTCGGCAATTTTCCCTCGTTCAAGGGCGTGCCACTCGGGATATTGATCGAGACCAAACGCCGCGAGTTCATGGATGGGTTGCAGGACGCCAAGCGCAACGATGACGAAGCCGCGATGCAATCGGTCTTGCGTCGAGGTCATGGCTTGCGTGGGCGACCATCTGGTTGGAAGGGGGATGCTGACTTCCCCATTGACAGTAACTACATGCAGTCTCACCTGATTCGGATGTAAGGAGAATCATTATGCCGTCCCGTAAAGATCACACCGCCGCGCCTGGGAGCTATTCGTCCAACGGCGTCCGTTGCACGATGGATCCACCGTTCAAGTCTGGACTCAACAAAGGCGCTCAAGGCGATAGCCGCGCGCCGTTCGACAAAGGGCGATCCGGCGGCGACAACGGCCTGCCGACGCACGTGATCGAATCGCTGGGATCGAAGACGAAGACGCCGAAGGCTGGCTTCGCGAGTGCGTCGCCGAGCAAGGATCTGACCTAGATCGATGTGATCGGTGGCGTACACTTCTCCGACGCTCGCGCAGGCGCAAGCGGCGCTGGCCGCGCGCCTCTACGATCCGTCTAATGTCTATTGGACGGCTGCGGAGCTAACTGTCTATCTTCGTGAGAGCCTTCGGTGGTGGAACGCCGCGACATCCCACTTCCGCGAGTCGGCGTCTTTTCCTCTCACGATGGCGCAGGCGATCTTCGATCTCCCCACCGTCCTGCCTACGTTGCGTGCCCAGTCCGTCACCAACTGGGATCTCGTGACGGATCTGCAATACGCCTTGCTCGAACCGCCTGCGGCCGGCGGCACCTGGACTGGCACCGACCAGTTCGATCTGACTGTGCTCTCTACCGCTATTCAGCGGCGCCGCGATCAATTCCTGCGCGAAACCGGCGCGGTGCTCTCCTCGCTGGCGACCGTATTCGTCGCGAACGCGACCGGCCGGTTCGAACTCGCCGAGAATGTGCTGATCGTCCGTACCGCCGACTGGATCCCGAACGCGACCTTGCTGCGCTTGCCCTTGCTCAAGACCGACGAGTGGGCCGCGAACACCTTCGCGCCTGCGTGGCCGAGTGGTGCGATTGGATCGATTACGTCCGTGCCGCCCATCGCCTATTCCGTCAGCGTGACGCCGCCACTATTCATTCAAGTCATCCCGCCGCCTGCGACTGACGGCGTACTCGACGCAGTGACGATTAATGCAGGAGCAGCCATCAACCCCGTCATCAACCTCTCGCTCGGCGTGCCTGACGACTGGGCGTGGGTGATCAAGTTCGGCGCCCTCGCCGATCTGCTCCAGCAAGATGGGCTGGCACTCGATGCGCAGCGGGCGGACTACTGCGAACAGCGCTGGCGCCAAGGCATCGATCAAGCCAAGAAGGCGAGCGTCGTGCTGACCGCGCGGATCAACGGAAGTACGATCCGCCTCGCCTCGCTGGCGGATGCGACGACGTTCACGCCACTGTGGCAACTTCTCACCGGTCCACCCCAGACCTTGCTGACCGCAGGTCACACGCTCATCGCCTGCTCGCCGCCGGCCGGCGGTGGTGGTCCGTATACTGCGCTGCTCGACGTGGTGCGGAATGCGCCGGTGCCGGCGGCGGGCGGCGACATCTTGCAGATCTCGCAGGACGTCTACGATTCGATCCTCGACTACGCGCAGCATCTCGCCCTCTTCAAACAAGGTGCAGGGCAGTTGCAACTCGCTCCCGCGCTCCTCGTGCGCGCCGCGACGGCTGCTGGCGTCGATCTCCGTCTCCAGCAGGCGAGTCAGCCCTCGCGTGTACCGCTCCTCAGTCAATCGCTTCAGGATGAACACGTGGAGCCGCGCGAGGAAGAGGCGATTCCGGTAAGCTAGCGGGTCAGTAGGGCGAAGCAGAATCCACATGCACTTGGCAAACTTCTCGCTGTAAAGTAATCCGTCATGGCCGACTACACGCGTCAGACTGAGCGCTTCACCTATCGCGGCATCTCGCTCCAGCCGCAGGACGCGCTCCCCGAAGGCAAAGTCGCCTACGCCCAGAACATTCGATCGCTGAGTGAAGGGACGGTTACTCCACGCTACGGCCTCTCCCAAGTCAACAATTCTCCACTAGGCGGTGCCGTCCACTCGATCTTCCGTCTGAACGACACGACACCATTTGCAGGATCTGGCGCGCCCGAGCGTCGTTTCGTTGGTGTAGGTACACAACTCCTCGGTGGAACACCAGGCAGTGGCGTCTATGGTCTTGTGACGCTCAATCCCTTCTCAGGCAATCCGCTCAACGCGATTGCGGCGACGCCGGTCAATTCGCCGCGGCCGTTTCTCTACGTCGCGGACTCGGCGCGGATGCTGAAAGTTAATAACGATTTTCAAGACATGCCAATCGGCATCGCGCCGCCGGCCGCATCACCCACGGCGCTCTTTGCGGCCGTTGAATCAACCCTCGCCCCCGCGATCAACGCAGGCGGCTGGACCGAGTACGGCGCGTCTGCTGGTCCCACCAACATCGTCATACGGACAGCGCCTGTTGCAGTTGTCGTCACGCAGTTGATTTACGACTTCGGCGTGACTGGCATGGCGTCTGTCGCCCTCTCGGACATGCGTGGGATCGTGCCTGGGACTACCGTCGACATCGACGCGGCGCCGGCCACGCCCGAGAAGGTCATCGTCCAAGAGGTCTATCCCTCGGTGGGTACGACGACCATCGCGGCCATCCAATATGACAGTGGCACGACTGGCCCGTGTTCGATTCAACCGACCGGCTCGCTCTACACCGGCCAGATCGAGCAGGCGACACCGGCCGAGGTTCGTCGCCGGTATGAAGATCTCGATCAGCCGATTCCCGCGCGCGTGACCGTGACGCGCACGGTCGATTTCCCAGTCAACGCACTGATCCTGCTCGGTGGGATCGAAGTCGTGCGCATCACCGCAGTCGCGCTCGGGCCAGATGGCGTCTTGTCGTTCCGTTGTACCACTGCGGGCACCTTCGCGGTCGGCGCCGCAATCGCAGGGATCGCCTCGTTCCGCGCCTCGTTCGTACTCCCGAAGATTGCCGGTGTTGCTGCCATCGCCTTCGCACGGCAGAACACGATCACCCTAGCGTCAACGGATCCCGTCGTCGGCGGCATCCAAACTGGCGCAGCGGCGAACTGGTCGCTTGTCGGGACGCGGGCGACTGCGCAACACGACATCATCCGGCTCGGCTTCCGTGCGAGTCAGTTCGCGTACGTGCAATCCGTCCGCGTCTACTTTGATATCGATCCTGTCAGTGGCCCCGTTGCGTTCTTGCAGAATTACTTCTTCTACGAGTGGCGGGCGAGCGATTTGCTCGCGGCGGTCCAGTTTGCGGCAGGCTCAGCAACCGGTTTAGTGTCGGACGCGCAGGCTGGCGCGGTTCTCCAAGGCCAAGTTGATCGCGACTACGACCAACAATATGGTCGTACTAGTGCGCTGCTACTAGACAGTGTGGCGCCGCCAGGTACAACGAGCCGTGGTAATACAGGCCCAACTCGTCTCGTTGGTGGACGTGGGCGTACAACACCGACCTCCCTCACCGACAGTTTCGTCTCGACTGGCTCAACCCCGTCTCGCCAAATCTCGCTCGGTGACAATCAATGGGTGTGGTTGCAATGCCGTGTTGGTGATCTCACGCGCGTCGGCACGGATGTGACACGCACGCTCGCCTCAATCATGGCGTTCGGGATCACCGTGCAAGTTGCCGCGCCGGTCGCGACAGTTATCACTATCGAGATTGGCGATCTCTACCTCACGGGGGGCTACGGGCCAGACGTCGGCCAGACGCTTCCACCCTATGCCTACCGTTATCGCTATCGATCCACGGCGACGGGTGAACGGAGCAATCCGTCGCCGCCAATGCGTGCTGGGCTGTCTCCGCAACGTGGGCGGATTATTCTCACACCAGCCGCGTCTGGCGCGGGGCAGGTCGATCTCATTGACTGGTTTCGCTACGGCGGCGCGCTTGCGCGGTGGGCCTATGTGGGTACCTCGCTTAACACGGGATCTCCCACCTTTAACGACGACATGGAAGATAGCCAGATCGACGGTGGCGAGTCCTTGCGCATGGACTTCTACCAGCCGTGGCCGACGTTTGATCTCCCGCGGTCGGGTACTGGACACGTGTCGGGCACCTCGTTCCGCTACCAGTCCGGCGATCTCTTCGACGTCGACTGGGCGCCCGGCTCGACGATCATCATTGCGGGGCGTGCGACGTCACTCTACCAGTCGCCCGCAGACACGACCCACATGCAGATCGTCGATAGCTGTGGCGGCGATAACAATGTGGCGTGGTCGATTCCTGGGGCGACCATACTTGGACAGCCGTTTCCCACCCTCTGGGGCGGTCCGATCAACAACGCGTGGTTCTCGTTCGCATGCGGCGATCCCGCCGATCCAGGTCTGCTGCACTGGTCGAACGGCAACGACCCTGATGCGACGACCCCAGCTAACACACTCGTCGTCACCAACGGCAGTGAGCCACTCCAGAACGGCTACTACGATGACGGTGTTGTCTATGTCTTCTCGACGGATCGGCTATTTCGCATCGTGCCGACCTTCGGCGATGTCACACCGTTTCGTGCGGTGCCGACGCAGTGTACTCGAGGACTGTGGTCGCGGTGGTTCTTCTGTGTGCTGCCCGATAATGGCGGTGTTGTCTTTGGCAACAAGCAAGGGATCTACTACACCACAGGCGGGAGTGAGGCGCAATCGCTCACCGATCCCGATCTCCAAGTATTGTTCCCGCAGGATGGCAGCGGTCAGACCGAATCTGTTCGCAATCTCGATCCGATCGATTTCACCGTCGTCACTCGTCTGAAACTCTCGGTTATCGACGGGCATCTCTACTTCGATTACCAAACGACGACAGGTAGTCTGCGCACGTTGATGTACGAGCCCGACTATAAACGTTGGACACCAGACATCTATGCGCGATCTGGCGTGACGGCCCGCTTGGGCGAACCTGGCCCACAAGTCGAAACGCACATTCTCGGCTGTGCAGACGGCAATCTGTATCAAATGGACGCGGATCAACTTGCCGATGTGGACACCGATATCAACTGGGCAGTCTGGACGCGCTGGCAGCGGGGCGGGGACGGCCGCGCCAATTTCCAATGGGGTGACGCGGTGCTCGACATGCACCCTGGCACGTCCTTTACAGGGATCACTGTCACACCGGTCGTCGACAACGGGAATGTCGCGCTCCCCGCATCAGTCCTCGGTACGCTCGGTACCGTCCGCGACACGTTCATCGTGGAGGTCAACGCAGGCGATGCCGTGATCTCGCGCACGTTTGGACTGCTCATCGAAGGAACGTTGCAACTCTGCGATATCCAACGCCCACTGCTCTACTTGTGGGAGCCCTCGTTCCTCTTCAAACAAACCATCATCGCGCGACGGGCGACCGACTGGGAAGATCTTGGCTACAAAGGCGCCAAGTTCATCCAAGGTGTCGTGCTTCGCGTCGATACCTTCAACAACAACAAGCAGGTCCAGGTGCAATACGATGGTGGGACCGTTGCGTTGACCCTCGCCGTTCAGCACAACGGTGAGCGGCAAGTTGCCTACCCTCTTGCTGCGGCTGGCTGGACGCCGTTCGTCGCCGAACTCGTGCGGTTAGAAGGTGCGGACGCCCTGGACTGGGCGCTGATGGATTGGCGCTGGGTGTGGGAGCCCGCACCGGAACTGGCGACCCAGTGGGAAACCCAGGAGACGACGTTTGACTACCCAGGATTCCTCTCAGTCTACGACGCCGTCATGGCCTACCAAGCACCTGCGCCGGTGACATTGCGCGTCCTACACGACGCGAATTTCGTCGACTACACACTCGCTGCAACAGGTGGCACCTATCTTCGTGCCTACACGCGTTTCCAAGCGGCTAAGGGCAAATCGGCCCGCTTCCGCTTGACGTCGACACAGCCATTCCGACTCTTCAAGCGAGATAGCAGTATTCGGATCCAGGGGTGGGGGTTGCCAGGCGGCTTTCAGGTCGTCTATCCCTTTGGTGGACCGCATCGTGTAGACGGTGCAGCGATCTAGGTTGATCTAGGTTGCGATAGATCATGGCGTTTCGTCGCACGCTCTCTGGGTGGGAAGTCGGCGCCGAGTACGGGATTGGTGGGATCGGCGACACCGGGACATTCCTCTGGGTCAATAACGTAGCTAACGCGAATACAGGGTGTTACTACGGCCGCTGTCTCACCGTCGCGACGCCTGGCGTCAACGGGTTTTTTGTGCTGCTCCAATCAGCGCTGACGCCGCCAGTAACACCTGGTGAGATACTCAGTGCTCGTGCGCGCTGCTTTCTCAATATCCAATCCAATGTCGATGTTGCAGGTGCCACGATTCTGCGGCTGGGTGAGACAGGAGTCTTCGGGAGTGACGCCGTTATCCGTCTGAGTCCCTCACGCACGTGGCAACTCTTTAATAGCGCTACGGGTGGGGCGACGGCGTTCTCAAGTACGGCACTGCCCCTCAACACATGGCACCAAGCCGACCTCTCATTCAGTATTCTACGTGGCGCGGGGAGCTTCACGTTGAATCAGTCGGCGACGATCGCAGGGGAAACATTGTCGCTTGGGCCGGACGTGACAGGAATCTTCGCTGTCGCCTTCAACGTGTTCGAGATGGGCTTCAACAACGGGAACAATAACCCCGCGCCGCCGCAGACTGGTGAGATCTGGTACGACGATGCGGTGCTGCTGATCGAGACGACACCAGATGTGAGTCCTGCGTTGCCGACGACCACGAAGATTCGTATCGCGATCCCAACTGGGCAGGGATCGCTCGCGGCGTGGGTTGGGAGCTTTACTGACCTGCAAGAAGTGCCCTATACCGGCGACACGGATGGGCAGACGTCGGCGGTAGCCGGCGCAGGGACGACGTTTTTGCACCATACAGCCGTTGAGTTGGGCATCGCCTCTGTCACAGCGGTGCGCACGTATGCGTACGTTGAACGGGTGCCTGGTGGGGGTTCAACAGAGGATATTCTCATGGGCGGGGTGGCGTTTCCTGTCGTGGTCACCGGACCGGGAGTCGCGTCAGGGAACGCGGTGCCAAACGCGACGGAGTTCGTGACTCTCACGCCTGCACAGTGGAATGCCTTCGAGTACGGCATGCAGAACACCA